TTGCAAGTTGAATTCAGCATTTATTGTTTTAGTTGGAATATCAAATTTTGCATGTCCTCTTTGGTGGCAAGAACTACATAGTGTAATAAGATACTTATCATTATATTCCCACGGCCGAAGTTTCCTCCCATTTTTATCAATATGGTATTGCTTATGATGTACAACCAATTTTTTTTCACTTCCACATATTGCACATTTATACCCATCTCTTTCTAATATATGCATTCTCTTTTCACGCCACCTTTCATCAAACAGAAGTTCTCTATATGAACCGTGATTAGAATAATATTGTTTCATTTTCTCAACCCCTTTCTAAAACTACTGTTTGCACTCCTTGAACTCTTTATAAGTCCACCTTTTACAACCCAAATGATAACTGCAATAAAAAATAGTATATCCATTATTATTTGTTTTAAGTGATTAATTGCATTTCCTGCTTGGTACAATAGACAATATCCATTTTACAGCATACACTACGATGCACAGAATGACAATGATGGTATTTGATAATATTCCACATCCTTGATTATATGCTCTCCTTGAAAACGGATATTCTCTCCTTGTTCCCATGATATTACTCCTTTATCCTTCCATTTTCGTCAAACTCAAAAGGCAACTCCATCTGCCCGATTTGGCGCATCTTCATTTTCTTGAAATTGTCACAGAACTGCTTCATGTTATCAGATACTTGAAACAGTGTTATTACCTTGTTTATCTGCTTCTCCAAATTAGGTTCTCCTATATCGGTAGTCAAAAGCTGGTGATACCTGTTCGTCCTATTCCCCAATTCACTTTTAGGTGTTTTCTTTTTAAGTTCCTCCAACACACCGTTAGGGAGTTCCTCGTATATGAATGTGTTCGTCCATTTCCCTATTATTCCCGGTCTTTTCTTTATCCCGTTAACGGTATAGTCCCATCCGTTAAGTCTGAATAACTCCTTATAGAATATATCTGGGAAACGCTTCTGCCACGGTAGAAGCTCTTCGGATATGTATGCTTTGAGTATCTTTTGAAGTTCGTCATTCTCTCTTTCGTACTGGTATCCGGTAGCTTCATCAACAAGTGCTATAATACCTACTTTTGCAACCGAACGTATAATTATATCAGCATTCCGAACAATGGCATCATTATCAAAAACACCGGCACGATTTGCGTCTATTATAGCAGAGCAAATATCAACCAAAAGTGTCACCTCATATCCGTTAGCCGTTGATTGTGAGCCGCCTGCGTTATTTCTTTTGAATTTTACAGGTTTAGATAGTCGCTCTGATATGCTGTTATCGCCGGCACAAAGATAACTTGAAACACCTCCCATTTTACAGAAGCTACTCATCCACTGACCGCTCTTGCTGTCATAACCTATTGCCTTTTGTATTCCTCTACCGGAAAATACTCTCATTCCATTGTCAAGTACATAACAAGGTATCTCCAAGTTTCCCAAACGCAAAGGAGTTTTATCAGAACCATACTTTGCTAATAATATCTTATTTTCTTCCATACTCATATTTTAAGTTAGTATTCAAATTTTCTGCAAATATAGATATTTGGTTCCATTTGTTCTTTAATTCATTGAATAATTGTATCTTTGCGTATAAACCAGTTTGATATGGAAGAATATGACAAAGAATTAGTCAGGTTGATTGCGCAGCAAGAAATCATAAAGCGTGAAATCTCACAAATGAAAAAAACATCATTTTGGGACTTCATACCGGCGATATGGGGTGGCATAATCACAGGCGTAATCATATTCATACTAATAAAGCTAAAATAGAAGAAAGTATCGTTGAAGCTAACGCAAGTATCGCACTGATGATTTGCCACAACCTCATCTTCTTCTTGTATTCCTCCGATTCCTTTTGCAGTCTTGAAATGTCCAATGTCAGTCTTTCAAGCTCATCCTTTCGCTGCTCACGTTCCCACTCTCCATTGAACCCTCCTTGCCTTACAAAACGTATGCCTTTCTCGTTCAGCTTGAATATGCCCCATCTATCCAATGTGGTAATATTATTCATTGCTCCATATAGGGACAGCAACAAGTTCACCTTTTGAAGCAACACCCTATCTGTACATCCCTTCAGCTCCGTATCTGCAAATACTACCTCACCTCCTTTCTCGAATGCTTGCCTAATTATCCGTTCAGCTATTTCTTCTTCCAAATCCATACTCTTTTAACAACATCATATTTAAAGTCAAACGATGCAAAGTTACCGCATTCAGTAAATCCCGGCAAAAAAAAGGGACATGTTTGACAGCACGCCTCAAATAAAGCCACACAAGGCACCATTATAGCAGACACATACCATTTACCATCAAAAGAAAGAAAGCCTCAAATATGGCACCGGTCAAAGCTGCAGACCATACAAACATGCCGTATCTCCCACATAGTCATATCCCGAGCACCTCGCATTGCATACTACTACAGCATTACCGATTAGACACACCCTATATAAATAAAGGGAAAATGTCTAATCCAAAATTCTAAAAAGAAAGTAACACAAAGAAAAAGTGAGCGAAGCGAACACCGCTCTCCCTTTTATTATGAATATAATGAAAGGGGTTCATACACACACTGCATATCGAGACACCAACGTAAACGCAAGCATTATTAAGGCAATAAATAATATTATTTTACATAGAAAACCAAGGAACGAACGTAAAATATCACAACATTATAAAAGCATGGAAATCCAGAAAAAAAATTAAAAAAAAATCGGGAGAGGACGGATGTTCACGGANNNATGTCCGGCATAGGGGGGGGGGGTGGGTGTCTTTGGTCCATGAGAATACGCGAAACGGGGTACACAACGTATTGCAATGTAGCACAACGGTTTGCAACGCTCGCATGCTCCGTTGTGGATGCCTTCGATAGGGGCAGAATAAAGCAAAGAAGGGTGTATTCGGTGCATGGTGAAGGCAAGAAAGAAGTGTTCGCATATCTCATCATATAGGCTTATTCGGTATGCTAAAGAATATATAAGTTTTTCGTGTTTGTTTACAAATAAACTATAATATTACTTGCATATATGATAAAAAATCACTTACTTTGTAGTGTTGAAAGATGAGAGATAACCCAAAGGAATAAAGGTTATAATACCATTGATTAGGCAAGCGTGATACATGATATATTGATATGGTGGATATAAAAAAGAGAGCCTTAACACTGCAATGTTAAGACCCTCGAAGGATGGAAGTACGAAAGTACCCCCCCCCATAGCTGGAACAAAGGTACTTTCTTATTTCTTTTCCTGCAAATATTCATTCAATTAATTTTCGATGGCTTATGGTAATGGTGCGATATGCAGCTATCCAGGCTATTAATCACGCTATAAGATTGATTTATTAACAAATTAATATGGCATTATGAAAGCAATGAATTTCTACACCGTAAATGGTTGGGCTGGTTCAAATTATGACAGCAAGTTAAGTACAAAGGAAATAGCCGCAAAGGTTAGAGCTTTTGCAAAGAAGAATTTCCCGTGCTTCAAATTTTCGATTACTTCAAAATGGAGCATGTACACGGATTCGCTATATATCGAGGTGAAAGAAGGTGCTTGTATTCCATTTATTGAGGATTCAAGGAGCGCGGAACGTGGTTATATGTCCACGATGAACACCGTTAAGGGATGGGAAAAGGATTTAACGCCCGAAATGTTTAAAGTGCTTGACGCTGTAACAACTTACGCCAATTCTTTCCGCTATGATGATAGCGACAGTATGCAGGACTATTTCGATACTAATTTTTATTTGAGTATAAAGGTTGGCGATGAATATAAGGTTGTAGAGCCGAAAGCGAAGAAAAGCAGCGTTAAGGCTGAAAAGGTTGAAGAAGCAAAAGAAGTGGAAGCCGTGACGGTTGAAGGTCTCGACATCGTGGATTATTCAGAAAAAGCCATCGCCGTTTTTGGCGATACCAAAGCCATCAAAGACCAGTTAAAGGAACTGGGAGGGCGATTTAACCCGGCTTTAAATTACAACGGTGAAAAGCGCGCCGGCTGGATATTCAGCAAAAGGAAAGCGGACGAGGTGCGGGAATTGCTCGTACCTTCAGCAGAAGAGAGCAAAGAAGAAGAAGCAGCGGGCGATAAAGGAATACAGGTAGTAATAACAGAAGCGAACGAGGCGTACCCACTCGAAGGAATAACATTTACCGAAACGAATAACTTAAACGGTGTATGTTATTTCGATGTGGAAGGGGCTGGAATCATAACGAGCGCGAAAGTACGCGCGGACATACAGCCTGGCGACATTTTCAACGTGTACACGAACGAGGAACGCAAATACGGCGTAACCTATGACGGTGTAAGCCTTAACAGGAGCTTATACAACGATTTGCCCGGTATCATTGAGTTTAACAACAAGATAGAGGCGAATACATTAAGCAAATCATCTTTTTATAAACCGATGGGCGAGAATGTAGAGTTTTACGAAAAGAAGGTAACGGGCAAACGGTACATTGTGAACGACAATCCTAAATGCGGTTTTTATCACGTTTCAGACGCTTTGGATAATTGCCCGGTGGATTTCTACCAAACGAGGGAAGAAGCCGAGAAACAGGCGGAAATGCTTAACGGGTTTACGGATGGTAACGGACGGTTAAGAAGTATTATATAATTAAATAGGAGGACAAGAAAATGAACGATATAATTATAGATAAGCGCAATTTATTAGGTTACAAAATTGAAAGCGGCAATCATTATAGAAGTATTCCGTGCACGATGGTTTTACGGTTAATGGACACGGAGGAATACTGCAATAACTATTGCCGGGCTTTAGATTTGGTTTTGAAACTATTCCCGGAAATCGACCGGGCGAAGCTTGAAAAAGAGTTAGACCAATTCGTATAAATGTATGTTAGGTGTTATGTTGTTGTTATTCGGTGCCGTGTTGTTCATCAGCTGCACCGATATAGAGAAAATCAAGGAATTTGTAAACGAAGAAAATGAATAAAGATATGAAGACAATAAAAGCGATAGGAATGAATAATAATCATAGTTGTATGGTTTACGAGGTTAACGGCGTGGAATATAACGTTACCGGAGAATTTTATTACAATGCCAAAAAAGGGCGTTACGAACATATACACATAGGCAAAAGAGGTGGCGAATACCTTGTAATATTCAAGGCGTGAAAATCATCCCGGAACCGTGTGGGCAGGCGGAGCGACACCGCCGCCGGGAACTATTATAAACCAATAAAAAGACAATGAAATGAAAGATATTGCGGAAATATTATGCTTTAAAATGTACGGTACAACTTGTTATCAAGTCAATATTCTAAATGCAAGAACCGGAATGTATTATAACAGTTCTTCACGGTATTTTGACAGCAAAAAAGAGGCTATCGAATTTGCAAAAGAAAACGAATTAACAATAAAAACTAATTGATATGAATAGTAAGGTATGGTTTGTAGTACGAGAAAATCTCGTTTGGGAATATTGCCCTGATTTTAATCGCAATTTGTGGGTTACTGTTTCGAGAGGACAAGTTACGCCAAGCAGGATTGATGAAGAATCCGCTAATAAAGACTATGCGAATTTAGGCTTCAAATTGCGAAATGATAGCACTGTACAATGTAATGACGCAATAGTACCCGGAAAATCTTGGGTAAGGCATATCGTACAATGCAGAACGATTTTATAATAGAAATAACTAAAATAGGGAGGGACGAACTATGTTTTTTTTGATGGTTATCGTGTGGCTCGTAGTGGGTTGTATGAAGGAAATGACTGGAAATAACGGTTTTTAAGCCGAATTATCTGCCAAAGGTTCAACGCCTTGCAAGTGGTGCAAGTTCCACGGGCGGAACTATTACTAACTTAAAACAAAAATGATATGAAGAAGTTTGTAAGCTGGCGTAGGGTCAGCACCAAGGAGCAAGGGCGATCAGGTCTTGGACTGGAAGCGCAAAAAGACATTATAGAATACTTCGTTAAATCAGAAGGCGGAAAACTTATAAATGATTTTGCAGAAGTATATACAGGTAAGCACTTGGATAAATGCGTAGAATTAAAACGCGCCATTGAATTTTCAAAAGAGAATAACGCTATTCTTATTATTGCCAAAACAGACCGTTTTAGGTCAACTATCGAAGCGTTACAGATATACGATGAAATGGGAGAAGGCAATATTTATTTTTGCGACTTGCCGCATACAGATAAATTTACGCTTACATTGTTCTTTGCCATTGCTGAACGCGAAGCCCTGCAAATATCAATACGAACTAAGGCGGCTTTAGGAGTATTGCAAAAGAAGATAGAGCAAGAAGGCGGCTTTTACTCTAAGTCCGGAAACTGGTGTACATCATTGGGTGGCACAACCACCGGACAGGCAAAAGGCGGTCAGGTAAACGGGGAAAAGAGAAGAAAGGAAGCGATGAATGACGAAAAGAACAACATGATAGCCGCCATGTTGGAAGGCTGCAATACTACGCAAGATATTGATAAGGTAGTAGAACGATTGAACGCAAGGGGAATCCGTACACATAGTGGATTAGAATTTACCCGTAACAGGCTCACCGCGTTGCGGACAAAGATAAACAGACGTACTGAATACGTTCAAAGCATGTTATAAATCACAAAAATATTCGTGCGCATATTTGCGTACTACAAATAAAATTCCTACATTTGCAATATCAAAAAACAAGAAGTGGGGGCAACACTTTAAACTCTGCACAACATTATGTCTACATCATTAGAACAAATCGCTTATCAGAACGGGTTAGAGCTTATCGAGACAACAAGTGAACGCACTGGCTATCCTGCCAACCTAAGACATGCCATCATCGGTTTTGAGACTTTTGAAGAAGCTGAAAAGATAGCTGACGAGAACAATCTTTCGATTGAAATTTTCACAAAACGTGACGGTTGGCAGCTTTATTATCGCACCGGCAACAGTGCGCATGAGCCTTTCAAAAACAGCGCAGATAATTACGGTGACGATTATCACGGCTTCACAACAGAAGATATAGACACCTTCTATGAAGAAGAAGTGAAACCACGTGTCGAAGAATTTGATGATTTTGACAGCCTTTCCTCATTCATTGAAAAGAAAAAAGAAATATTTGAAAAGCTTGAATTGCTCGACGAGGACGAGATGATAATAACGTGCGAAGGTCGTTATTACGAAACTATTCCCAAAGCGTCAATGAGTTTTTACTTTGACACCAAAACAACAGTTATAGGATTAATCGAATATTAAATATTATCGCTGCGCTATCGGCATGACGGGCGATGAATATGGAGAAACTTGTGAACCTTATACTTCCCGAATTTGCATTTGTGGAGGGCTCTGAACACGAAAAGAATAATATACTGTCTGGTCGGATAGTGATACTTCATATACGTTCTGCAAGTGTGATAGAGATACTTGATAGAGATAATACCTTCCTCACCGAAGGCACTTTGGCCTACAATTTTTCTTTTGTTAACAGCTTTGGCATTAAAGAGCCAATGGTTGCTACATTACACTATAGTGCCACACTTGATAAGGATGTAGACCGTGAAATGATTATCAAGGAAATTATGAAACCTGCCGCACAGTGGTACTGTGAATATGCCAAGTGGGAGGATGAGAATATAAGAAAGGAAGGATGGAAATGAATGAGCGTGAACGGATAGGCGCATTACTCGCCCAAAAAAGAAATGAAGCCGGGTTGTCGGTCCGTGCGCTGGCTGAACTTGCCGGAGTTAGCTATCAAAACATCACCAAGATTGAGAATGGCAAGTATAATGTCAGCATTGACATCTTGTCTAAGATAACAGAGGCTCTTAATTGTAAACTGACTATTATAGATAAGTGAATATTACCAGAATTTTATTTTGTTTATCATCAACTTATAATGGAATCAAACTCAATAAGATTAGGCAACTATATAAGGCTGTCTGAGGATTTTAGGTTTGTAAATACAAAGGCTCCTGCCAGAACAGTATGCAAGGTGGAAGCCATAAAGCGCAATTCCTTTTATCTGGAATGCAAGGCTGGTGACGGAGTTTGCTACAGTGAAGTTCCGGTTACTATGGTAGAGCCTATCCCACTGACAGAAGAATTACTCCAGAAAAGCGGATTTACAAAGGAATACAATGGATTCTCTTGCAGTATTGAATTATCATACGGACGTTACCTATATGACGATGGGGCAAATGGCGATAAACTATTTGTATCTATAAACTGTGCCGAATATCCTTTATCCCATATTCCCATTGAATATCTGCACCAGCTGCAGAATGTGTATTTCGATTTGGTGGGCAGCGAATTGGAGATAAAGATGTAGGCCCTTGAACTTATATCCTATTCGTGTGGCAATTGATTGTTTTTTATCGGGAATTGATTAAATTTGCAGTCCCCGAAACAATAGAAGCAACATGAATCCTCTATGAAGGAGT